GAATGAGTACCTGAAAAAGTACAAAAAGGTGGTTGTTCTTTTTGACTATGACGAAGCAGGAATAAAAGCCATGGAACGTTACCAAGAAGTGTACCCAGGTGTCCAGACAGCTGTACTACCAATGAGCAAAGATGTATCTGACTCTATCAGAGATTATACTGCACGGGAAGTGCGTGACAGATTAGTCCCCATTCTGAATAAAAAGTTGGAGAACTAAATAAGTTCTACATTATATTTGTAGAGCTAATCCATATCCCTATGCAACAACCCTGGTTTTATAAAAACAAAGAGGTCCATACTATAGAAGACCTTCCAGATCATGAGAACATCCACGGGTTTGTATATCTGATACAAGATACAATTACATACAAATTCTACGTAGGTAAAAAGGTCCTGCGTAATGTTCGTAAAACAAAAATCTCACAGCGTTTAAAGAAAGCTACTAAGACCCGTAAAACATATCAGCGGACTATAAAAGAGTCTGACTGGAAAGATTATCATGGCTCTTGTAAAGAACTACAAGATGACATACAGAAGTATGGTAAGCAAAGATTTAAACGCACAATACTAGAACTCTGCTGCACAAAGAAATATTTAAGCTTCTGAGATTAAGTGGCAGATTAAACTAGAAGTATTAAATGGCGGAAGCTATAACGGAAACATCCTGGGCCGTTACTATATCCGGGATATGCAAAACTGTTTTAAATCATGACTATCTATTTGATAAAGTATACTAACAACGATACTAATGAGACTTTTAATCTAGCATTCAGCAACTTAACAGATGCTAGAAAAGAACTTAATAAGCTTATAAAATATGCCGTTGTTACTATTTACAACGATGAACAACAAGGTCCAATACGTGTATTCAAGCCAAAGAACCAAGCTGACGTAATCAACCTTATAAATTCACTATAATGGAAACCGTAACTAAGTCTGTAGAAGACATTCAAAAAGAATATGACCAGATCATTGCATTTCTGGAATACGAAGAAGCATTTACAGTAGACCCAAGAACGCAGGAGCGTATTCGTAGAAAACTTCAACAGTTGGGCATATGGCCAGTAAACTAGAAGAACTAATACTCAAGTATCCTAAGATTTTTGAGCAGTACGAAGGTAATCCTGGTATGGTTAACTGGTTAGATCTGCCTGAAGGTTGGATACCAGTAGTAGATAAACTATGTGGAGCTATTCAATCATACATAGATAATGTAACCCGATATACAGAAGGTAAAACATATAAGACTCCTCAAGTAACCTGCACGCAGATGAAAGAGAAGTTTGGTGGACTACGCTTCTATGTAAACGGAGGAGATAATCATACAGACGGTATGATCTATATGGCAGAGCACTTGTGCTCACTAACCTGTCAAAAATGTGGATCTGAGAAAAACATAGGACAAACAAAAGGTTGGATAGCTACACTATGTGAAGAGTGTGGTAAAGAACAATCAACTTGGAAAATCAATAACGCATAACTATGGAACTAGAAAGCATAATGCAAGAATCAATAGAAGTCTTAGAAAAAGATTTCTATAATAGAAAGTTCTTCTACTCGTACAGTAGCTTGAACAAACTGATCTGGAATCCTCAGATCTTTTATCAAATGTATGTACTGGGTCTGAAAGAAGAGAAGCTAGATGCACATCTAGTTCAAGGTAAACTAATCCACCTACTCCTATTAGAGCCTGAAAAGTTTGAGAAAGAGTTTATGATGACTCCTTCCACTCTTCCATCAGGAAATCTTAGAGTAGTAGTTGACAGAGTATTTAAACACTACACAGAACTAAGTCGTAACGGTGATGACCGTACAGAGCTTGCACAGTTTGACGGTGCTATCCTGGATGTTATGAAAGACATGAACTACTTCCAGAATCTTAAGACAGATCAGCAACGCCTAGACAAAATTGTTACTCCTGAAGCTATATCATACTGGGAGTTCTTAAAAACCAAAGGGGATAAAACACTTATTGATCCTGACACTTTTAAGTTTTGTACAGACGCGGTTGATATTATTAAGACTAATGAGCAAGTGTGTAGGCTTATTGGATGTGATGTAACTGAGTTTGACAGCAAAGAAGTAATCAATGAATTACCTGTAAGTGCAGAGTTCAGTAACAAAGCTTACGGTCTTAAAGGTATAATTGATAATCTAGTAATTGATCATGATAAAAAGATTATTTACGTTAACGATATCAAGACTACCAGCAAAGATCTAAAAGACTTTCCTGAGACTATAGAGTATTACTCTTACTGGTTACAAGCTATTATCTACATGATTATAGTTAACCACCTGTACGGAGATCTTACCGGCCAAGGTTATCAGACCAAGTTTCACTTTGTTGTTATAGACCGGACCTTCCAAAGCTATGCCTTCCCTGTTTCTGAAGAGACACTAAACAAGTGGCTGGACAGATTCCAAGACTGTATAGCCAAAGCAGAGTGGCACTATAAAAACAGGAGCTATGAGCTACCTTATGATTTTGCAAAAGGGCTTGTAGTTCTATAAATAGAACTAATGATGATAGAGAGCTTATACACGAAATATTTCCAGAAGTCACGGTCCTTCTTGTTCCCCGCCCTGGGGATCAAGAAGACCGCAAACTTCTCTCCGTCTGGAACTTATGTGGCCCTAGATGGTCTAATCCAGCCGGAAGATGTCAAACTAATCTGTGCTTACAAAGAAGACCCCTCTGAAGGGTTCAGGATCTTTGAAGAGCAGATGCTTTTAAGTAATCCTTTATTCAACCAAGTACTCCATATCCGTGATTATAACCTCTATGTATTTGATTTTCAGACATATACAGACGACTGGTTTAACTTTATGCTTGGCAAATACTCTAAGCTATCCAATGTTTTAAAGAGAGCTATCAAAACGTACTACGGGGAAAACTCTACCGAGTACAAGTACATAGAGTCCTTTTTGTATCCTGATAAGCACTTTGAAGTATACGCAAAGCTTCTAGACGTAGAAGTCCGCACTCTTAGAAAAATAGGAGAGCTCTGTGACCCCTGTGACTTAGAAAAAGAAAACCTAAAAATTCCTGTAGAAGATTTGGAGATCTTGCAGAAAACTGTTTAATTTTGTAGAACTTAATTATAGACCTTATGAATAAATCAATGATGCTAGTTACCGGCAGCTGGGGTAACAACAAGACATTTAAAATGATCCCTGTTACACCAGAGTGTCCTTTTAACGAAGCAATATTTGACCGTGATAGTAAAGTACTTGCTCTTATTGGTAAAGAAAAGAAACAGAGCATGCACATGGTTGCAAAGCTTGATGATAACGGAGATGTTAAAACACTAAAGTTAGGAAGAAGAGCAGGTGGTAAAGAGTATGCAGAAGAGCGTAAGACTCTAGAAACATACTATGAATACTATGTAGAGAACCCAGATGAGATTAAAAATATAATTAACCTGTTTGCTGTAAACGCTGACTCCTTTGACTACACTCAGTATATGGAGCAAGCATATGTAGAAGAACCTACTAGTAATCTAATCACTGTCTAACGACAGTCCTATGACCAAACCCAACCTAAAGGCAGATTTAAACCTGCCTTTTTTTGGCAAGACTAAAGGGGGAACAGCTTAACTGAACGTCCGTATCATGAGTAACCAACAGACACACTGGGTGATGGACTACGAAACACTTTGCAATTGTTTTGTAGCAGTCTTCCAACACTATAAAGATGAAGGTGTCAGACACATATTCATCATACACAAAGACCGAAATGACTTTACAAAGTTTGTAAACTTCTTAAAATCTTGTGTAAAGAATAAACAGTACCACATCTCATACAACGGTCTGGCATTTGACGCTCAGATCACGCAGTGGATAATAGAGAATCATCAAACATTATCTACTAAGAGTACAGAAGATATCGTAAAAGGTATCTATGACTTTGCACAGAAAACAATATCTCGTACAGACAGAGGAGAATTCCAAGAATATCCACCTTTTAAGTTAAGGATTAAGCAGATTGACTTGTTTAAGATGAACCACTGGGACAACCGTGCCAAGATGAGTTCTCTTAAATGGATACAGTATTCCATGGACTGGGATAATGTAGAAGAGATGCCACATCCCCATCATGCCCCTATTGAAGATGATGTACAACTTAAGAGTTTAGTATCCTATTGTATTAATGATGTACTATCTACTAAAAAAATATTACACCACAGCAAAGAACAGTTAGTACTAAGACAGAATCTAACCAGAGAATATGGTATAGATCTGTATAGTGCATCTGAACCCAGGATATCAAAAGAACTATTCTTGCACTTCCTGCATCAAAAGTTAGGCTGGGAAAAAGCAGAGATAAAACAACTGCGTACTCCTAGACCATATATTATTTTAGCAGACTGTATACTACCATATATACAGTTTAAAACACCAGAATTTCAAAGTGTACTTGAGTATTTTAGAAAGAAGGTAATTACATCTACAAAAGACGGGTTTAAGCACAGCGTCACATATCGTGGAGTACAAACTGACTACGGTCTGGGTGGTATTCACGGTGCTACAGACGCAGGTGTTTATGAAGCTAAACCTGGATGGACCATCATGACCTCAGACGTTACTAGTTTCTATCCAAACCTTGCTATCAAAAATGGTTTTCATCCTGAGCACTTACCTGCAAAAGAGTTTGGTGAGCTCTATGAATGGTTCTTTGAAGAACGTAAGAAGATTCCTAAGTCTGATCCTAAGAACTATGTCTACAAGATTATCCTGAACTCTACCTACGGCCTTACAGGTGATGAGAACTCTTTCCTGTATGACCCACGCATGACTATGCAGATTACTATCAACGGACAACTAAGTCTTAGTATGCTTTATGAGATGATCTGTGAGGAGATTCCTGAAGCTGTACCGCTCATGCAGAACACAGACGGTCTAGAAACTATGATCCCCACATCTGCTGTAGAAAAGTATATGAATATCTGCACCAGATGGGAAATGATGACTAAACTGTCCTTGGAGCATGATCAGTATAAGAAGATGATCATCCGAGACGTCAATAACTACATTGCCATCAACAAAGATGATAAAGTAAAATGTAAAGGTGCCTTTGAGTGGGAAGATCTAGACAAAAAGAAAGTAGCTGTATTTCATAAGAATAAAAGCTTTCTAATAATCCCCAAGGCTATCTATGCATACTTTGTAAATGGTACTAAGCCAGAAACATTTCTAGCACAGAATACAGAAATAACTGATTACTGTGCAGGAGTAAAAGCTAAATCCGGCTGGTACTTTGAGGAGCAATACATTGACAGCGGTCAGTTAATAGTAAACCGTCTACAAAAGATCGTAAGATATTACGTATCCAATACAGGATCTAAACTAGTAAAGTGCCATAAAGATGGCCGGGTAATCCAAGCAGAAGCAGGACAGTGGCTACAAACTGTAGTCAACTCCATAGACAGGAACAAGCCTTTTCAGGATTACGACATTAACCTGCAGTACTATCTAGAAGAGATATACAAACAGATAGAGCAGATAGAAAGAATTAAACCTAAATCATTTACACAACTATCACTTTTTTAATCTACACTTATGCCAGTAAAAACCCAATTCGTAACTGAGCAGCACATCCGTAACGCAGCTTTACCTACACACGGTAAACGTTACACAGTAATCCCCCACGCTTTCATCATTGATGAAACGCGTAAAGAACTAGCCGCAGCCGGCTTTCAAATTAACCAAGAGCTGTATAAAACCAGCCTTGATGGACAAGTAGCTCAAGGTGTGTATCACCTGAACTATGGAAATGACCAAGACATGGGTCTTATGTTTGCATGGTCTAACTCTTACAACAAACAGATGAGGTTCAAGTGTGCTATTGGTGCACAAGTATTCATCTGTATGAATGGAGTAGTATCAGGTGATCTGGCAAACTTTCAGCGTAAGCACACTGGTTCTGCGTTGATAGATGTTACAAACTCTATCCAGTTCCAGATTACTAATGCTAAGCAGTACTATGACAACTTAGTAGCTGACAAAGAAATGCTTAAGCAAGTAACTCTTGACCAGTCTCAGAAAGGTAGTATTGTTGGTAGACTTCTAATTGATCAGGAAATCCTAACACTAACTCAAGTTGGTATTATTCAGCGTGAGATAGAGAAACCTACTCATCAGTACTCTATGAATCCTAACTCAGCTTGGGATTTATATAATCATATCACACTAGCTCTGAAAGATTCTCACCCTCTGAGGTATCTATCTGATCATCAAAAAGTACACAACTTCTTTGTTGATGAGTTTGGTAATCTACAAGGAGTATATGCACCTATTGTTGATGAAGTAGACACAGACGGATATGAAGAAGAAATGCCATTAGCTGTTACTGTAAACACAGAAGACACGGCTGATGAAGTAGAAGAAGATTCACTCTTTGGTGTAACATTTAATTAATAATAAGGGAGGGGTGGGTAAAACCACTCCTCCACTTAAATCTAAACTTATGTCTGACTTACAGTTAATAAACGCCAGAGAAATGGCAATCAAACATCCTTCTACATTTAATGCTCCTTGTGAAGACTGTCTTAATGATATTAATGAAGGTGACTATGTTAAGATATGTCCAGGAGAAGAAAGGTTCTGGTGTAATGTAATAACAGTAGATAAAGATAACCGTAGCATTACAGCCTCAGTATCTAACAGACTTATCTATTATGATCTGCCGGTAGGTACCGTTCTAGAAATAGGCTATGATAATGTATACGATATTCTCAAACCTGAAGATATGAACTTATGATAATAGGAATCAATGGATACTCTGGTACCGGTAAAGACACAGTCGGTAAACTTATACAGCTTGCAGCTACAGATACCATACCTGAAGGCTATGATGTCTACGATATAGTAGATAATTACCCAGACCACCAATGGTGGCTGGAAGAAAAGTCTGGATGGGAAATAAAAAAATGGGCTGGTAAGCTCAAGACTATAGCTAGTGTTCTTACAGGTATAGAGACTGAAAAGTTTGAAGACCAAGAGTTTAAGACAAAAGCTCTTGGTAGAGAATGGTGTTATCCTACTGAATGGCAAGGTAGAGAACACTGGGTAGAAATGACAGTAAGAGAATTTTTACAGCGTCTAGGTACTGACGGCCTACGTACAGGTCTTCATGAAAACACCTGGGTAAATGCTCTTATGGCAGACTACGAAGGTACCTATGACTTGGATACTGACCGTACAACTTACCCTAACTGGATCATTACAGACACCCGTTTTCCTAATGAAGCTGAGGCTATCAAAAATGCGGGTGGTATAGTAATCCGGATAGATCGCCCAGGAGTTACTGCAGTAAATGCACATCCTTCTGAGACAGCTTTAGACAACTGGAAGTTTGATCATAAGATTATGAACGGATCTGATCTGACTAGTCTATTATTTTCAGTTGGCAATCTATTAAGAAAAGAAGATCTCATATGAGAATAATTAAACAACAAACCAAAACCCTGATAACCCGTGACAATGGACGGAGTTCGGATGCAGTAGCACCGAACTTCATCTACGGGTGTTTGGGAGGATGTATGAGCTCCTACTGCTATGTAGGACGCTATAATCATGACAGAGTATACGTCAATGAAAACATGGATGATTTACTCATGTCTGTACATGGCTGGATTAGTAAACAGCCCTGGCCTAAAGAACCAAATCAGTGTGACCCAAAGTACTACGTCATAGACATTGGATGCTCTACAGATATCCCACTCATGCGTAAGCATTATAACTGGCAGGAAGTCTTTGACTACTTCAGTTACAAAGACGGTATGGCTAAGAGCACATTTGCCACTAAGT